AGGGCTCGGCGTTTCGCCACAATGGCAGCATCCTAGCAACATTAGACGCTCCCTGACGATGCTGAGCCGCCTGGACAATCAGCCGCGTATAGTTGCCATTCGCCGTCGATCATTTCCACCTTGGCGTATGTGCCTGAGTCAATTGAGATTTGCGTAAAGCGATTTACGATTGTGATTGAGTCAGTGGACAGCGTGAGGTCTCCATCCGTCTTTCTGCGAAGAATTCTAGCCGTTGCTGTGCTAGGATCTCGCTTGGTGTTAACGGCCGCTGGCAGGTCTGACGTTAAAACAACCTGCAGGCGGCTCATTCCGCCGCGTGGTCGAATCTCAGCGTAGGTCGTTTCCCCAGTGCCAATCGACTGCAGCAATGAAGCCGCATCGTCTGCGTTGAATCCATATGTTCGTTCATCTGGCATGTTAGCCTCTCAGGAAGCTGCTAAACGACACCTCTGGATACATATCAAATTCCAATGTGCTTGGTGCGGTTCCCGCTGCGACTTTCCCGCCTGATCCGTTTAGCCCGCCAAGAATCACGTTTCCATTGTCGTCTAAATATGGCTTAAGCTTTCCGCCGTCGAGATAAACAGTCCCAACATCTAGCCGCTTGTGCTTCCAAGTGCCGCTTCTGTATCGCAACGCATATCGCGTTAATCGTCTTCGTGATCCGTAGTAAAAGCCGACTACCGATGACAGCACTGTACACAAAAGCGTTTTTGCGGCCTTCCCCTTAAATGTGCCGTTATTTACTACTTCGTTTCGATCGATGACATTCTCATCCGTGATTGAATCGGACTCAAATTGATACAACTCCCAAATGGGAATAAATCTTGAAATCGTGATGCCCGTTTCGAATGGTTGACCGGCGCTGTTTGCGATGGCGACTGCGCTTTGGTCGAAACTCGCTATAGATTGCTGCCGCTCGAACTTCGTTTCGTAAATCGGAACCCACTCAGTCGGATCGGAACTGACGCTCGTTCCAGATGACGCCGTAGACGACTGACCTTCAGACACCTCGGAGCTAAACGTTGCACTAACATCCCAAAGTTTTCGCTGGTCTTCTCTTCGCGTCGCGTCAAGTCCACGGCAGATGCAAAACCCGCTGGATGATGTGCTAACGTTGACAATCGGCAAGCCAGTGGTGTTAAGCACCTCCAGCCGCGACACGTTCACCGAGTCGCACTCGACAAGAAAGTGATACTCCTCTTCCAGCACCGCGATCCCGCCGGATGATCGAATGCTGGACTTGCCCTCGCTTTTTTCGCCTCGCAGTGTCGTTGCCATTACGGAACCTGTATTCCTGTCGCTTGAATTGCCAAGTCAAGTTGCGTTGCCGTCGATGCTGTCCCAAGTCTCGTCACATAGTCGCCCGTCGATCTGTCAGCGTTCGGCATGATTCCTCCAGCCGTGTCGGACACAAGATAAGTTTCGCCGACTGTCATTGTCGTGCCGACAAGAATGATCGATCCGCCAACGGCAACAAGTCCATAGCCATCTGTCACGCCAGGCGTCATTGCGATTCCTGTCGCTGCTGCCAGCGTTGCCGATGCGTTCGCGTCCGATGCGACGTACTTGCTGGAGCTAAGGGAAACTGGCTGCCCGACTGCTACGGTGCCGCCGTATTGCAAGGTGCGAACCTGCGTTGTTGCTGTCGGCCTAACCGCCGTAATTCCGCTGAGATCAGCCATTATCGAATTCTCCTGAATCCATTTTCTTTTGCTTCTCTTAGCAGGCTATCCATGATCGCAATCTGCCGCGTCGCCAATGCGTTCGCTGCCTGCTGCTCTTTAAAAAGTTGCTCTGCCTTCCAAGCAATCTGCACTTCGCCCGGTGTAGGCTGATCCGGGACTGCCGCCACGCTCATCTGACGATTGATTTGATCTGCTGAAAACTTGGCCGCCTCTGCCGATCCAACTTCTATACCAGCACCGGGACCGGCCGCCACGTCTGCCCGTCGCTGCTTGTTCTTTTCTTCCTGCTGCGCGAAGTAATCCATTGCAGCCTTGCGAGCCGTTTCCATGTCACGCTCAAATCGCTCTTCGGCTTGCTGTGCTGCTCGCTCCTGAGCCTTCCTTGCGTCTTCGATAGCCTTCAGCCGAGCTGACTTTTCTTTTTCGATGTTCTTCTCGTGCTGTTTCTGAGTGTCTTCCATTGCTTTCTTTTGCTTCTCGATCATGTCCGCTCGAAACTTTGCAGCGTCTTCAGCAGCCTTGCGTTCCGCAATGGCAACCTGATTTACCACAGTTTTCTTTTGCTGAAACTCATTGTTGATAGCATCTCGTTTTGCCGCTTCGGCTTCGCGTTCTCGCTGCTCCCGAACATCTAAAAACGTGTTGAGATTTTCAAAGTCGAATTTAAACTTTCTCGCGTCTGCTAAATCTTGCACTGCCGCGATGATGAATCCGACAGCCTGGGCCAGAACTCCGACAGACTTAACTGATAAATCTATAGCGGGCTTCATGTCGTTTAAGGCATCAAGCAACTGTGTAATGAGTGGCCCAAGCTCTTGGCCAACTGCTGCAAGTCGCTGCTCCATGTCACTAAGTGCGATGTTGAGCTTTCCGCTGACCGTACCAGCTAATCGTTCGGTCATGCCGTGGAACATGCCGCCCTTTTCCGTCGCGTCTTCAAATGCCCTTCGCACTTCATCAGCCGATATCCCGCCGTCCTCCATCCGCTTTTTTAGCTCAATCATCGATTCGCCGGTGGTCTTGCTGATCTGCTGCAGCGGATTAAAGCCCGCGTTAATCATTTGCAACAAGTCCTGCCCCATCAGTCGACCGGCTGCGGTCGTCTGAGAGAATGCCAGCGACAGCATCTTGAATCTATCGTTGTTGCCACCTGTGACATCTGACAGCATTTGCAGATTCTTTTGCACATCCTGAGCAGCCACGCCAAAGCTCATCATTGTTTTTGTGGCGTCTGCAGCATTGCTGAACGTGACTGGAGATTCTGCCGCGAACTTGCGAATCTGCTCAAATAGCAACTGTCCGTCTTTTGCACTGCCCGTCAAAACCTCAAACGCGATCGTGGCATCCTCGACCTGTGATGCAAGATTGATCGACTTTGCGACGGTCTGGACGCTCAGGTAGGCTGCTGCCATGCCTTTGATGGAAGCAATTGCCGATGATGACGATACCCCCGCTTCTTTTGAAGCTTTGCCCGCTTCGCGGATGGCTGGGATAGCCTGCTCATGCTTTCGCTTCAAATGTTCTACCGCGTTTGCATACTCAACTGACTTCTTACCAGATTCGCTGAAAGCACGATTCAGCAGTCCCAGCTCCTGCTTAAACTTTTCAGCAGGAGGCACCGATTGCCGCATTATCGTCGCGACTTTTGTTACCTCGCTCTTCGCAAGGTTTGCCCCCTCGCTGAAGTTTGATACGTCCATCCCGAGACGGACATTGAGTGCGGTAATTGTTGTCATGAGAAACCAAATGCTCGCTTGAGGATATCCGCTTGTGCCCTTGGATGCTTAATGCCACGCGATTTGAGCTTCGTCCGTTTCTGCCACCTCATTGAATCGGCTGGCATGAAGTCGACCACACTCAGCGATTCAATCTTTGCCCCTCGTGTTGCCGCCATCATCACAGTGTTGCTGTGAATCATTGCCGACAGAGAGGCCGCCTGTTCCCAGTGAGATCCGAACGGCTCGCACTGGTAATACGCCCACCACACATCAAACACCCGATCCGATATTGAATCTAACCACGCCTCTGGATCGTCTATTCCAAGCTCAAGGCAGACTCGGCAGGCAAATCTGAGACGGTGGTTTTGTCGGACTCCCCCAGCGTTGTCGACGCCTCACTAACGATGGCAAACTTCTGGCACTGCTCCGACAACTGCTGATAGAACGCCAGATCGATCGACCCAAGCTGTTTTGTTTCCGTGTCCTTGAACAGCCGCTCGCCTTCTTCGTCGATCCACATGCGTGCAGTCAGCAGCATGATTGCATCGTTTAGGTTCGTTGCATTCCATTTGCCATCTTTGTCGACCAATGACATCTGGTATTGCGAGTGCTCCAGCGGCGTTGGTCGCTGAAGCCTGACCTTATGCCCGCAGACTTCGATGTCCTTTGTTGCTCGTTTCGTCAACTTTCCTAACGTCGCTCTCGTTAGTGTCATTACTCTTCATCCTCGTTTGGTTCGAGATCGGGATCGACCGGCATAACAACGCCGCCGATTTTTAACGCTGCTGTTTCATTCACAGCCTGAATCAATTCAGCCTTTGTTGTTTCGCTGAATGACACAATGCACTGCAGCCATGCGTCGGGCGATTTCGGCAAGTATCCGACCTGCACGTCATCGCAAAACACGATCCATTGCTCGTGATCCACTGGCGATCCGTTAGGAGCTTCGCCGATGTGGTCAATCAATTTGATTTGCATCATGTCTCTCGTGTCTGTGATAGGGTTTCGCCAGTCATTTTCAAGGTGAACTCACAATCCATCGTTTCGTTGTTTGCCAACTGAGGAAACGCAACACGGCTGAAGAACGCCTTGCCTGTGATCGTTCCGCGTGTTACTCCGCTGGTTGCTGTGCTGAGCTGCGGAAGCGTGACAGTCACAGTTGCGACTGTTCCGTCAATTGGCGGCAGTCCCAAAGATGGACTGAACCGAACCACGTTC